AACTACGGTTTCAAAAACTTTATTGATGTTGTAAATGGGAAGACTGATGTTTTAGTTAAAGATGAAAACTATGACAAGTTTGAGCTTGAAAATATTATTGCATGGTGGAAAAACAAAGCAACTAATCGTTATTTGACATTAAAAGATGAACATAGACTACGAACAGAACTTGAGGTATGGACTTCAGGAAAAGATATTGATATTATGAGGTGATGTATGACAGCAACAGTGATTATACCAACAACAGGCGCACCTGAACTCCGTAAAGCACTTGAAAGTGTCCTAACACAAAAATATAACACACAATGTTATGTTGTATGTGATGGTGAACAACATGAAGGTAAAGTTAAAGTCATTACGGATGAGTTTCGCGGCAATCCAAATTTAAAAATAACAACCTTGCCTATTAATGTTGGTGCCAATGGTTTCTATGGCCATCGTGTCTATGCTGCATTCACACATTTAATTAATACTGATTATGTTCTATATCTTGACCAAGATTGTTGGTATGAACCTAATCATGTACAATCATGTGTGGAAAGAATTGAAAAAGACAATCTAGAATGGGTGTATTCATTGAGATTGATTACAGATAAACAAGGTAACTACATCTGTGAGGATAACTGTGAATCTTTAGGTAAGTGGCAAACTTATCATGGACTGAACCATATAGATACAAATAACTATTGCATTCCTACTAAAATTGCGATAAGATTAGCATCTGCATGGCACGGAGGCTGGGGGCAAGATAGGGTTTGGTTTCAAACTTTGTCATCCTACTTTAAAAATTTTGAATGCACTGGTGAGTATACAGTTAACTATCGTGTTGATGGAAATGCTGGATCAGTCAATGCGGATTTCTTTAAGAATGGTAATAAAATAATGGCTGAAAAATATAATGGAAAATTTCCATGGAAAAAATAGGATATTAATATGAAAAATTTGATTATAGGAGGTTGTACCAATTATGGAATCAATCAATTAAAACCTTGGGTACTTTCAGTTAATGAAACAATGCCTGATGCAGATAAAGTAATGTGTGTTGGTAATGCATCCGCTGAAACTAGGAAATGGCTTGTTGATAATAATTTTAAATTGATTAATATGCCACAAATGAATGTTCCTGTACATGTTTTGAGATTCCTATCAATCTATGAATATCTAAGAGAACATTGGCAAGAGTATGAATATGTTGTTACAACTGATGTGAAAGATGTTTACTTCCAAACAAATCCATTTGTAAAATTGGCAATGACATCATATAAATTATTTGCTGGATCGGAAGGTTTGTTATACAAAGATGAACCTTGGGGTAACGATAATCTTATGCAAGCTTATGGACCTTACATTCATGAAATATATAAAAATAACAAAATTTACAATGTTGGAACAATAGGTGGTTCTTCGGAATATGTAAAAGATTTGGTCTTCAATATATTCACTAATGCAATACATAGACCTATTCCTATTTGTGACCAAGCAGTTTATAATGTTTTAATACAAACCCAACCATATAAAGATTGTACCTTTTTTGCTGAACAAAGTGATGGCTGGGCATGCCAAGCAGGAACAACTGTTGACCCATCAAAAATTGCCAGTTTTAGACCTTTTCTAACAGAAGAAGAACCTAAATTTGTAGATGGTTTGGTTAAGACCTGTGATGGTGATACTTTTAGTATTGTACACCAATATGACAGAGTTCCCGAATGGAAAAGGTTTGTACAAGAAAAGTATGGACAAGATGATGAAACACAATTTTTTACTTATAGGACAACATAATGAGCGACACAATAACTTTTAATACTGAAACGCAGGCTTTTGGTATGCAACATTCAAACAAGTGTTCCGGTCACGGACTTGGTGCTTTTATAAGGGTCATGGAAAATCCAATTGGTTTAGAAATTGGTTGTGATATTGGAGATACAAGTAATTTTTTACTTGACTCTAACCCAACACTAGAATTAACTTCAATTGATCCATATGAAAATTATGTTGATTGGAATGGAAACCATCTACATCAAAGAGAAGAAATGTATCATGGTGTAATGCAGAGATTGGATGGTTATTCAAACCGTTTTGAATTGATTCGTAGGACATCCGATGATGCAGTAGAACTTTTTGTGGATGAATCTTTTGATTTCATCTTTATTGACGGCCTACATACTTACGAACAGTTAACTAAAGATTGTGCGAATTATTATTCTAAACTGAAATCTGGCGGCATTTTTGCTGGACATGATTTTACAGCAATCGAAGGTGTTAATCGTGCAGCAAAAGAATTTGCTTTACAAGTTGGTAGAGAAATTCATTTGACTGAAAAAGATGTTTGGTATTGGATTAAATAATTAATGGAGATTTTGATATGAGTAAAAATGTTTTGATTACTGGAGGTTGTGGTTTTATTGCCCACCATGTTATTGATTTGTTTATACAAAAAACAGATTGGAATATTACTACACTTGACCGGTTAGACTATTCAGGAAACTTGAATCGTTTACATGAAGTTTTAGAAAAATATGATGCACAAACTCGCAAAAGAGTTAACATCGTTTTTCATGACCTAAAGGCTGAAATCAATCCTTTGGTTGGTAACTTTATTCACAGAAATGGTAAAATTGATACCATTCTACATCTTGCCGCTTCGTCACATGTTGACCGTTCCATTACACATCCGATGGAGTTCATTAATGATAATACTATTGGCACAGCGCATTTGCTTGAGTTTGCCCGTAGATTGGATAGTCTGGAAACTTTCTTGTATTTCAGTACCGATGAAATCTTTGGTGCTGCGCCTCCAGGAGTTGCTTACACCGAGCGCGCTAGATACAATTCAACTAATCCATATTCAGCTTCTAAAGCTGCGGCAGAAGAATTTTGTGTTGCGTATGAAAACACATACAAAATGCCTATGATGATTACGCATACAATGAATGTGTTTGGTGAACGTCAGACTCCGGAGAAATTTATTCCTTTGTGTGTCGACCGTGTTCGTAAAAATGAAAAAATTTACATTCATTCTAACGCAGACAAGACCGAAGCAGGTAGTCGTTTCTATATCCATGCAGCTGATGTTGCAGAAGCTTTATTGTTTTTAATTACAAAGAAACCACAAACTCCTTCAGATTATGGTCTTGCAAAATGTGCAAAATTTAATATTGTGGGTAAAGAAGAAGTTGATAATTTAACACTTGCTAAACTTGTTGCTGAAGCTCAAGGTAAAGAACTAATTTATGAAATGCTTGATTTTCACAATTCAAGACCAGGACATGATTTGCGTTATGCACTAGATGGCAGTCTAATGAAGTCACTAGGTTGGGAACCAACGATTGCATTTAGTGAGAGAATTAAACAAGTAAGTGATTGGTACTTACAGAATACAAGGTGGTTAGAACTATGAACGATTGTGAAGTAATTAATGAATGTATTGCATGTGGTAGTACAGAACTTGTTCCTGTTTTGGATTTGGGTTCACAACCATTAGCAAATTCTTACAAAAATACTAAATCTGAACATGAGAATCATTATCCCTTGGCGATTAATCGTTGCAAACATTGCTTTCATGTACAACTAACGCATCGTGTTAATCCTGATCTAATGTACAAGGATTACTTGTATGTTTCAGGCACAACGAAAACTCAATTAGATTACTTTGATTGGTTTGCTAGATTTGCGGCTGAAAAATATGGTTCAAAACCAATTTCTGCTTTAGATATTGGTTGTAATGATGGAAGTCAACTAGACTATTTCAAAAAATATGGCCTGTTTACTTTTGGTGTGGACCCAGCAGAAAATCTATATGCAACATCATCAAAGAATCATACTGTTTCATGTGGATACTTCACAGGAAAAGAATTTGGTAATAAGAAATTTGATATCATTACCTGCCAGAATGCATTTGCACATAACTTCAACCAATTAGATTTATTGGAAAATGTTAGAGAAGTTATGCATGATGATAGTTTATTGTTCGCAACCACATCACAATCTGATATGATTTTGAATGGAGAATTTGATACAATTTATCATGAACATCTTTCTTTCTACAACATTAAATCAATTGATGCTCTATGTAAGAGAGCCAATTTAAATTTGGTTGATGTAGTTAAGAGTCCTGTACATGGAACAAGTTATATCTTTATTATCTCGAAATCAAAGTCTGCACCTGCACACATTTCAAATCTAATTGATCTTGAGGCACAAAAAGGCCTTTATACAGAAAAGACATATGATGAATATGCAGAAAATTGTTTGAATAACGTTAAAAAGTTTGCTTCAATTATTAGAGATATGAGAAACACTGGTCTTCTTGTAGTTGGTTATGGTGCACCTGCAAAAGGCAATACTTTAATGAATTTTGCACAAGAAGGTCCAGATTTTATCATCGATGATAACCCACTCAAACAGGGAATGTTCACACCAGGAAGTTCTGTACCAATTTTTGGAACTGAATATTTTAAATCTCAGTTTGCTGATGTAGATAAGCTTTGTATAATTCCTCTTGCATGGAATTTTTATAATGAAATTAAAATAAGAACAAAGAATATTAGACCTAACAAGAATGATATTTTTGTACGTTATTTTCCAGAATTTAAGGTTGAATAATGGCGAATCTGATTATATGTCCTGTTGGCATGGAAATGCCTCATGATCCAAGATGGAAAAAAGAAGACCATTGGCGTTGGACAAACAATGACCGTGATTATGAAACACTGTTAGTTGTCTATAATGATTTTGTTCCAGAACCAGGTTCATACGACCACATGATCCGAAAAAAAGGACATAAATGGCAACTTGTTAAGGAAGTGGCTAAAGATATTCCTGTCGGTAAATATAATTACATTGGTTGTGTTGATGATGACTTGATTACTGGATATCAAGACTTTAACAAAGGTTTACAGTTAGCTCAAACATTCGAATTTCAATACTGGCAACTTTCAATGCCACATGATTCTAGTTTAATTTATCAACCACTATTCAATGATCCTACTTGCGATTTTAGTGAAAGCAATTTCATTGAAATGGGTTCTTGTTTCTTTACGGAAGAAAAATTCAGATTTTTGGTTGAATTCATCGGCCATTGGGATTTGGAAATTGCATGGGGTATTGACAAAACATTCTATGATTTGTTCCAGTGTTCATCACATGTTGTACATTCTGGTATGATTCATCAACCATTTAGAGATAGTTACTACGACAAACAAAAGGCTATGGATGAAATGAATGATTATTTGTATAACAAATATCCATCTATACTCAAACAACACTATGGCCGTCAATCTAATTTCATTGACAGACAAGAAACATTAAGAAAATTTAAAATACAAGCATGAAAAAGTACTTATATTACCACATATACTTGACAGAAGAAACTGGTTGCTGGTATAATCATTTCTTAGAACAAGTGGTTTCAATTATTGATTGTGGCCTTTATGAACACATGGAGAAAATGTATATTGTTTGTATAGGTAAAAAATCTGAAGTTGAAATGTTTACTGGTATATGTAATACATTTGGTAAAATTGAAATACTTGAAAAGATTATTTTAGATGATGATGTAGAAGAAAATCTATCATTGCAACATATTTCAAAAATCGATTATCAAAAGAAAAACATAACTGACGAAACATGGACAATGAAACATTTGCAAGACCATGCAAAACGTGAAGATGCTCATTTCTTGTATTTTCATGCCAAAGGAATTACTGTTCCCTGGAGAATGAGAGAAGAAAAAATCTATCAACCATTTGTAAATTATTATTTTTGGAGAAAGTTTCTACAATGGGGTTGTATTGAGAATTGGAAACTATGTACAGATAAATTACAAGATAACTCTGCTGCAGGTGTCAACTTTGGTACTTGGCCTGTTCCACACTACTCCGGTGGCTTCTGGTGGACAAAATCAGAATATGTTAATAAACTTCCAGACATTAAAGAGAATGATTGGTGGGATGAAATGAGAAGAACCACACCATTAAACACTTTTGATTCTAATAGAAATAAACCAGAAATGTGGATAGGTTCAAAATTCAATAATGATTTTTTCAATATTGTTAGTCACCCTATCATGCCACCTGTTGGCACACTAGTCCAAAATACATGGCCTAGATATTGTTATGAAGGAATTGTCAAAAAATGAAAAATATATTTTTAGTTACATCATGTATGCAACCAACTTTTGGAGTTATTAATCTGGAAGATAGGTATAAACAAACATTAGAAACATTTGAAAGTATTAGAAATAAGACTGAAGAATCTTTCATTATGTTTACAGACAGTTCTGTGACTCCAATTGAACAGAGTAAAATAGACAACATTAAATCAAAAGTTGACGTTTATTTAGATTTAAGTAAAGACCAGCAAGCGCAACAATTTAATACACATGAACAATTAAAGAGTTTTGGTGAGAACTTTCTTTTATTGTCAAGCATAAATTACTTGAAAAAGGAATATAATTTTGCAAACATGAAAGGTCGTATGTTCAAGCTTGGTGGTCGAAGTAAACTCCAAGATAACTTTAATATGAGAGATTATGACAATACAGAAGGCAAATTCATCTTTAAGAAACGTCTGAACAGTTGGATGTCTGTAGAAGTACAGAAACAATTTGGTTCCACACACATTTTAGAAACCAGAATGTATTCGTGGTGTCTTTCACTGGTGGATGAATATGAACAGATAATTCTCAAGAACTTTGGTACAATGAACAAGGGTTTGGATACTGAACATTGTCATTTTCTCAATGTTCCTAAAGATAAACTGATAGAAGTTGATATGTTGAATGTTGGAACCACAATTGCCAGAACCGGCGATTATATGTTGGATTGATGTTTTTCGTCGATATGTATCTAACCGAATATTTCAAAAAGGGTTAATATCAATTAAAAAGTTTTATAAATAACTTATGGTAACCAAAGTGTGTTACAATTCTAAAGGCAGTTAATGAAAACTTTTATATCTTTTCTAAAAGAAGAAGCGGAATCAGAAGGTTCGGCTTTAAAGCACATCCATCACGCAGAAGACCGTCCACTAATGCACGGAGCCGAAGGGTTTGAACACGCGCATGGCGCACTCATGCAAGCACACGAACACATGAAGGCGAAGGCTAACAATAGTAATTTGACCATGAAATATGATGGTTCACCTGCAATTGTCTTTGGCCACCATCCAAAAACAGGTAAATTCTTTGTTGCTAGTAAATCCGCATTCAACAAGACACCAAAAATCAATCACACAGAAAAAGATATTGATAGAAACCATGGCCATGCGCCTGGACTTGCATCAAAACTTAAAGCTGCACTAAAACATTTACCTAAAGTGACACCAAAACAAGGTGTATATCAAGGCGATATGATGCATTCCTCAGAGGATTTACACCACCATGACTAAAAAAGTATCGTTTACTCCAAATACAATCACTTACACCGCTAAGGGTGATGAAGCTAAAAATATTGGTGCGTCTAAAGTTGGTGTAGTAGTCCACACAAAATACCATGGTTCAGACATTAGTAACATGTCTGCACACCATGATGTAGACCACCACAACTTCAAACAACATAAAGATGTACAGCATCACGGTGCAGAACATGATACTGCAAAAGTTGATTATCCAGAACATGCTCAGAGTGAATTCCATAAACACATGGCTGCAGCAAAAGCAATCCATGATACACACGGTGAAAAAATGTATCCTGCGACTGATAGGCACAGGGGCGAAAATACACATCTAACGACATACATCAATAAGACGGTTGACACTGGAGAAGTTCCTAGTGTCTCAGGATTGAAGAATCACATCAAAACTCAACACACCAAAATGGCGGATAAAGTTAAAACTGATAAATCCAAACAGACAAAAATTGATGCCGGTAAAGAACATAATTCCCATATTGAGAAAAACAAAGAGCATTATCAGAATCTTTTGACAATGCATCATCATTTAGCACAAGCTAAGAACACTCTAGTTAAACATCTAGAAGGCCATGAAGGTCACTATGAACATCACATTAGTGGTGTAAAATCTAAACCAGAAGGATTTGTGGTTCATCATACTCCTGAAGGTGGAAAAACTGAACCAACAAAGCTAGTAAATAGAGCAGAGTTCGCAAGACAAAACAGACTGAAAGTGAGAAAATAAATGATAGACTTACAAAAGAAACTTTATTGGGAAAGAGCCGGTATAGCTTTAGATGAAGAAGGTTTGCCAATTCTTACTGAAGGCCGCGGCAAAATTTCAGCTTCAGGTGCTGTTGCAGATTCTCATATTAAAAAATATTTAATGCCGCATGTGGGTTCAAAAACTCATACTCATACATTAGCTTCCGAACATGATGATTTACCTAAAGGTTCTCATGTAAAAATTCATGGTGTTGAAAAACATTATAATGTTGTTACAGGAAAACACCAAACACATGTTCATGTTGAAGATGAAGTTGGTAATCACCACACAATGCTTGCTTCAAAATTACACAAACCAGGTGAAGCTCCAGAAAATAAAGGACATGATTATGAGAACAAATTTGTTGCAAGACTAAAACATCATGGCATTATGCCTCACCACATGTCTGGTGCAGGTTCAACTGGTGGTACCGATTTTGCTGTTGAGAATAAGAAAAAAGGTAAATTTCACGCAGGTTCGGTTTCTGGTGGTTTACTTAACGGTGAAACTAAGAATGGTGTTACTGCCGCAATGGGCCAATTGACAATACACCACACAAAAGAAAAAGGTTGGCATGTTGGTGATGCAGCTAAAAAGAAAAGACCAGAATATGCAAAACATATTGAAAAATCTGGTGTTCTTGCTCACATGAATAAACATGAACCAAGTCCTGATAAAGCCAGTTCAACTGAATCTGGTCGTGCAAAAACAACTGTAATTAAACATCCAAATTTACATCCAGCTGAAGGTTATTTAAAAGACCACCATGTACATGTATTACAAGTTGGAGGCCACGGCACTTACCGAGTTGGTGAACATGATGAAACTGGCCACGGTTTACCTAAGATTTCAGGTAAAGGTGAATGGAGAATCAGAGAAAAACAAAAAGGCAACAAAACGGCAAGAACCGTTGCTTTCCATCCTGATGGAAAAAAAGGCCTAAACAAGAGTCATGTCGATTTAGACAGTGATGAACATATGGAAAAATTCAAAAAAACTTTGGGCCACACAAACTAAATGAAATCCTTTTTAGAAGTTATACAAGAAAAAGTAACTGGTGAATCTCACCATGTAATGTCCTTTGGCCGGATGAATCCTCCGACTACTGGCCATTTGAAACTTATTGACAAAGTAAAAGAAGTTGCAAAGAAACAAGATGCAGAGCACTCTGTTGTTGTTTCTCATTCACAAGATACAAAGAAAAACCCACTGTCGGCTGCTCAGAAATTAAAACACTTAAAGAGATATTCTCCAGATACAAATTTTGAGGCGTCTTCTAAAGAGAAACCAACATTCTTACAACATGCAGCTGAATTAAATAAAAAAGGTGTAACACATTTACACATGGTCGTTGGTTCTGACCGTGTTAAAGAAATGCACGATAAGTTGCACCAGTACAATGGAACACATCCTGG